CACTTACAAATCCTTTTAAACCGCTCCATGAATTCTGTATTCCTTGCAGAACATTTGAAATTTTATTTCCCACTTTATCCATTACACCTTGAACTTTAGACCAAATGCCATTAAATACATCTGAAACCGTAGACTTGATATTATTGAAATTTTTATTGATACTATCAATGATACCTTTTACTTTATCGCCGACTCTGTTCATTGTATCTTGAATCTTACTCCAAATATTGTTTATGATGTCCGAAACCGCCTTAAATAAATTGTTTGCGAATCCAATGATTGCCGTTATAACTTCACTGATTTTGCTCCAAATATTCGTTGCAACTGTTAAGATGATAGACCAAATATTTGCTACAATCGTAGAAATGATTTGAACGATAGGCATGATAAACCCCATTGCCGTTGCAATCGCCGTTCCGGTATATGTGACTACCATATTAATAAATGAAATAACTCCACTTACAACACTTCCGACAATAGTCAATATAGATGTGATTAAAGGCATAAACTCCGAAACCGTTGAAATGATTTTCTTTAAAACAGAAAGTATCGGTGGCCCTACTACAGTTAGAATCTTTTGAGCTTGATTCACAATGTTTTGGATTACATCAATAATCTTGCTTAATATATCTTTTGCAATAGGTTCAAGTGCAACTTTCATTTCGTCAATTGCTTTTCTGACCTCATCAAACGCAGGAGCTAACACTTCAGAAACTTGATTTGTCAATTCTGTAATTCCACTTGTATCAATCTTATTTAATACACTTGAAATTACATCACCAACTTTTGCAAACCCTTGTTGAATACCTTGAATTGCTACTGTAATCAATCCAATGATACCGGCAAGAATAGGAGTAATAAGTTCGCCTATTGGTGTAAATGAATCAATAAATGTACGTCCTAAGCCACTTAAAGCGTTCTTTAAGCCACCATTTGCAATTTCTTTTACTTTATCCATTGCACCTTCTACATCTTTATATTTATTCCCTACTGTTGTTAAGGATTGAATGAATCTGGCGTTGAAATCTTCTCCCATTGTACCGAAAGCCGTTGCCGTTTTATTCAACTTTTCTTGTTGATTTGTAGTTCTTGAAATATCTTCTACAATCGCATTCACAACATCTTTCTGAGTTTTTCTTCCTTCTTGCCATGCCTTGAATACATCTTGCGTCTTTGTATCGAAACTATCTAAAGCTCCTTCGATATTTCCATCAACTAACCTTGTGGTAACTTCATTGATTGCGTCGTTCACTTTGTCAAGGTTATAAGCTCCACCGTCTAAACCATTCTGCATTAATTGGAAGTATTCTTCTGCCGAATATCCTGCTTGCTTGAATTTACCGGAGTATTCTGAAATGTTGTCGCCTAACTCATCCGACTTATTCAAACCATTCTGAGCACCTGTAGCCATAAGGTCAAAAGCTTCTTTAGAACTAATTCCGAACTGCTTCATTAATTGTTGAGCACCTCTTAATGTTTCGTTCTCGTCCATTCCGAATGTGTCTCTTAATGTCAATAAATCCTCAGTAACATCCTTTAAATCGACATCACTTATGCCTTGCATTTGTTGCTTGACACGTGCCATCATATCGGCAACATCTGAAACATCTTCACCGAAATTATTAGACCAAACATCACGAGCAATGTTTTTAAATTTGCTCATTTCATTACTTGAAGCACCTGTCTGAGCTTGAAATTTAGCCATAGCGTCATCTAATTCGGTAGCTTGGTTAACACCGGTCTTAATCGCTAGTGCCATTCCACCGACTGCTCCTGCTACGGCAGTGACACCAACGACACCTCCAACGCCTAATCCTGTTAATGTTTCAGTAATTGCAGAAGCTTCCGGACTAATATTCTGAATCTTTCCTAATAGTCCATCAAATCCACCTTGAATTGAATCTAAGGCACTGTTTCCAATCTTTTTAAATACATCAAATTTAGAGCCTGTTTCTTGCGTTTCTGTTTGTGTATTCTTTTGCTCATCATTTAAATCTTTAAGCTTTTCTTTAATCTTTGGTGGTGCTTTTGAACCATCAGAACCTAGCTTATCAATCGCTTTTGAAGTATCTTTGATAGCATTTGTGGCTTCACTTGATACAACCTTTACAGATTTAATACCATTCTCTAGACCACTTGTGTCTATCTTTGTATCAAACTTTAATGTTCCGTCTGATATTCAATTTGCCACCTCCTTTTCTAAACATCAAAATATGAATCAAATTCATCTTTCATTTCTTGTTCCTCTATTGTTAACTCGATTGGGAAAGACCACGCTTCTTTTGCTCTTTGATATGCCTTATCTTGCGTATCATTCTTTGAAGGTTTTTCATATCCTCTAACGCTCTTTGCATATCCCCATAAAGTTGAATCACCAACTATATTATTGGCTAGTGCTAAGAACTTGTGCCAATGCATATCACATTCCGTTAAATCAATGCCGTAAAGTTGCATAAAAGCCGAATAAATATATTCACCATCTTGTACATAGTCTAATGTCTTAACGCCTGTAGAATCACTTCTAGGCGTACTAGAAGGGTTATATAGGAATCGTTCTAACTCTTTTAAAATATGCTTATCTATGATAGGTGGTTCATCTACGAATAAATAAGAACAATCTACTTCATCAATGATATGATTATTAAATCTTTCTAGTTCTTCATAGAATCTTATCCATAATCGAAAATCTGTATTTAATAAAATAGGCTCGCCATCTAGCGACTGAATGCTATTTGGCAAGCCTTTTATGCGTAAATCAATCATTTCTTCGCCGAAATGCTAGAAACAGTCTTGCTTGCGTCAAGAAATTGCTTCATTCCATTTGTTCCGAATGTTGTTTTTAATTTCTTTTCTAACTGTTCAACCGTTTTCTTTGAATATTCATCATCAATCAAATTGACAATATACAATACTTCCATCAAATCAACCTGTTCAAAGTCTGCACTTCCTAACATGCTTTCAATTTGTTCATCTGTTAATACTGTTCTCAGATAGTCGAATTTAGCTCGATATGCTTCTTCATGTGTAGCGTGAAATGCGTTACAAGCGTCCTCTGCTTTTAAAACTTCAATTGTTTTAGGTGGGATTTCATACTGTTTCCCTTCATACGTGATTCTATTCATGATTTACCTCTTCTTTCTTTATACTTCTGATGTGCCTTCTGTAAATGTTACTGTTCCATCTGCTACCTTTGCAATACCTACACGAATGTCGCTCGCAAAGTTAATATTGAAGTTGATTTTTGAATCAACACCGCTTAATGTGTCGAAAATCAATTTAGCGTCAACTTCCCACGCTTTATAGCCTTTAGTCTTGTCCCCATCAAACATGAATACAAGTAAAGCTTTTGTATTTACTTCTTCATTGTTTGGTACGGATTTCATCATTTGTTCGTAAATATATTCAAAATCATCTTCGCCTTTAATCATTGTTAAATCTTGCGAAATCTGAGGTGAATAACTCTTTAATGATTCTGTTGGGTTCTTATCTGCGATAAAGTCATACGTTTCAGTTTCACTATTGAATGAAATATCTAAAGTTGTAGACTTTTTAATTCGCTTGTAACCTTCTCCCATTTGTAAGAACAATCCAATCATATACTTCTTGACTGTCTGTCCTGTAGTTACTTCAGTTCCTTGAGTTGCTATTAATTAAGCTCCTTTCTGTATTTAATTTGAATAGTCAACGCATATACTGCTTGATTATCCTCATTTGTGTATAGATATAAACCACTTGAAACGGAAACATCATCGCAATATTTGTTTCCGTCTAGTTGTGGTAATTCTCCATTTAAATTCTTTTCATCAATCCATTCTCCTAATTCTTCTAAGAAAGAATTGTTGTCTTGCCTTTCGGCTTCGATTTGTGTATTCCTACGTGCTAGAAACGTGTAGTATTCTGTACGCATTTGAGAGCCATCAATGTATGTATCTACGATTGCATTAGGTTCTTTATACAATGCATAAGAAATAGCTTGTTGCGCTAAAACATCCGTTTCAATACGCTCATCTATTTGTATATTTCCATAGCCATATAGCCATTGAATCAATGCTTTTGATACTGTCATTCTCCGTCTCCTATCATTTGTTGCGCTTTCTTTAAGATTGTTTCTGTCCCACCATTTCGCATAGCTTTTTCAAACCAATGGTCTGTTTTACCTCCTACGAAATGAGCATTCTCTTTGTTGTAATACCACCGTCTAGCATAAGGGGCACTTGGTCCACCTTGCTTTACTAATCCACTACCGATTTGTGTTAATCGTGTAGCCGAGTTAATCAATGCTCCTGTGTCTCTAGGCGTATAAGGGGTCATAAGCCTAATGACTTCAGAATCAATCATTTGTTGAACTCGTCCACGTTCTTCAAGTCCTCTTGATTGTTTAATTTGGGGAATTGATTCAACATCAAGTTTGACTTTCATTCCTATTGACCGACAACCTCCCAATGCTTCAACATATCGACATTTGTGCAATCTGTTACGCTTTGAATCGTTGTCCATTTGTATTTCTTTTTAGCTTCATTTATTGCTTTAATACTAGATAAATCTTCTTCTACTTCTCCAAAGAATACGAAATCTGTCTTATCTGTATTTAATGTGAAATGCTTTTGTTTCTCATCATTTGAAAGTTTCGCATATGCGTAAGGTTCAACATATCCCTCACGATATAGAATGGTAATATTTGTGGATGTGGCTATGCTCAGAATATTACCATTTGCAGTTCTAACAGTTGATTTTCTCCACATACATTTATCAAGGATAGAAGCTTGAAACCTATCTTCTCTCGTTAATGTGTCGTAGTAGTGATTTACAATTGTAATTGAATCTTCAAAGAATCCTATCATAATGCAATCCATCTTTCTTTCATTAAATCTGTATCGCCTAGCCAAAAGGCTATAATATCCTCAAGCGTGTTTCTTTTGTCTGAATGAGTAGTGTTTATAAAGCTTTTGGAATATCCACCATTTGAAATACTTGATACACCATCAATCGAATCTTGAAAGATTACATTGTTTAAAACATCACAGATACAATCTTTTAGAGTGCTTTCGTTCTGTTCGTTAATAGAATCAACATTCACATACTTCAATACCATTGCTTCGGCTTTGTAAGAATACTGATTGAATTGATTTTCATCGAATTTAGGAAAATGGGAATTGTAATATTCCCAATCTAAAATATTGTTCATTTTACAACCCCCTTTTTAAGCTATTTTTCATTTTGAGGTTTAGCTTCCTCTTTTGTTTTAGGTTTTCCTTTTTTAGGTTTTTCAACTTTAGAAGGATATCCCCAACCGATTTCTGTAGCCATTACTTCGCACTAGCAGATAAGTAAATACCTGCTACCTTATTTGCGTATACATCAACGATTCCATACTTACGATATTTCAATACATCTGAATCTGATTCAATGTTATTGCTTGCAGGAATTACATTTGAAACAGTGTGTTTATCCCATTTCATAACAGAAGGTTTATGAACAATCAAGAAGTTGATAACGTGTCCATCCTCTGCTTTAGTATATCCACCTTCTTCTTCTGTATCTGCTCCACTCAACAATTTAATCTTTGTATAGAAACGACTAGCAGGTACAGGAACTACCTTTGCGAATCCTTGTAAAGCTTCACGTGATTTGTAAGTATCTAAAGCTTTAACGCTATTCAATAATGTAGGAGTAGAATACAAGATACGTTGTTCACTTGGCACTTCATCCTCATCCATTTTAGTAACTGCTTTTAATAATGCACTCAAGAACTCTTCTGCACTTGCATAATCTTCTGAAACTTTTGTGATTCCTGTTGTGCCTGCAATCTTAGCGAATGTGTAAGCGTCTGCTTCCGGTGCAACCTTTGTACGCATTAATTCCGCTCCTGCTCTACCGAACGCAATATTCATTGATTCTGCATTGTCTTGTGTATCAACTGAGATTTTAGTTCCTCTATCGTAGTCAAATGTTGCAGTTTTCCATTCTAATTTCACTGAGTTAGATGTATAACCACTATTTCTATCATAGTTTCCTAAACCTTTGACAGAAATTTGTGGATAGATGATTTCTTTTGCGTTCGCTCCTGCTCTTACCATTGTAGCGTCTGCATTTAAATCACCTGTTACTGATGCTAACTTATATACCTCATCCAAATTTGAGACATACGTTTTAGCTAACGCAATTTCATTTGGTATTAATTAAATCCTCCTTATTTCTTTTCTGTAGTTAAACCCATTACTTGTCTTAATAATAAATCTTCTGCGTTTGGGTTTTCTCCTTGTCCACTGCTTCCAACAATATTGCCTGTAGCAGTAGGCTTATTTTGTTCTTCTTCAAATAAGATTGGCTTATTCTCTTTCAAACTCTTGAAAGCTTTGTCAATGTCATTTGTTTGGTCTTTGGAATTTAGTAAATCATCATAGTTGAATTGTGATTTTGCTAATTCGAAATCTTTACATCCGTATTCTTTAGCTTTTGCGCTTAATACAGAATCAAGATTCATTTTGCTAATCTGAGTTTCGTAGCTTGTCTTTTGGGTATCAATATCATTCGTCAATGTATTGATTTTATTTTTCAATTCTTCTACATCAACTCCATCATAGCTTTTCTTGAAATCATCAAACTTTGTTTGAATTTCCTTTGCGTTGTTCTCTGCTAAAGATAGCTTTTCTTTTTGCTTGTCGAACTCTGCAATCGTCTTATAGTTGTCATTTACTAGCTTTGTAATTGAGTCCTCTTGCTCTTTGGTTAATTCAATGTTTGATTCTTTTAAAATTTCAATAATGTTTTTCATTTTGCCCTCCTAAAGTCTTTTATAAACCGAATCTTCTCCGGTATGGTTTTGGCTAACTATATTTTAGCTTGAATAATAGCTCACATTGTGAGCGTTTTATCCGATTCTAAGCCTATCGTTGTGAACTCTGTCTCCCATTTCAGAACTAAAAGCTTTATATACTGCATTTGCGTGTTTTAACTTAATTTTGGCTTCTGTACTGCCTAAGCCTTGATTGTCCAATAAGATTACTTCCCTTTTCAACGCTCTGATGTTTCTTTCTAATTCTCTTTGATACTGCCTAGCTTCATATCCTTCATATTTTTTCCCTTGGAATGTGAAAGGCTTTGTATCAATATTCTTTAACTGCTCTTTTGTGTAGGCGTAAGGCATATCAATATCCCATACAGGTTGAGCAAAGTGTCTACATCCATAGTCTTTTTCTTCTCCATGTGTTAATTCATACAAGCTAGGATATAGTTTCCCTTTTGTATCATAGCGCTTGCCTTGCCACTTCTTATGAGTGGGTCTTGCATTTGCGTGAGCGTCAAATTCAAATACAGTAACTTCCATATCTTTTGCACATTTATTATTAATTTCTTGCGATGATTCTTTTTCTGCGTACTGCATTTGTTGCCTTACCCATACATCCACGTTTCTTTTAACTCCTGTATCATATTCCACAATCTTTACGCCACTGTATGCTAGTTTTGAAATAGCTTTTCTGCAAGAATCATCAATTGTACATTTTCCACCTACGACATTCTTAACTTCTTCTTGAACTACCTTTGTAAAGAATACCGGTAGTTTATCTTTACCGATTGCATACGTGTTTGCGTTTGATTTGATGTATTTCTTCCAACGCTTTGAGGTATCGTTTTGTGGACTGATATATAAATCTATCTTGAGCTTATTTTTGATAGGTTTCCCACTTGCTTCTTTGATTAAATCAAGTGTTCCTTGCTTATTTTCTTCAAAGTCTTTTTTAGATTCTTTAATTACATCTTTTTTTAGGCTTTTCGATTCTTTTTTTGTAAATTTGCGCAAATCAACAAGTGATTTTGCTAATATATCATTAAATTTCGCATTTTCTTCGGTGCTTTTTTCCAAAACTTCACGAATTTTATTAGATACGAATATCATCATTCCTAATTCAAATACACTAGCACGCTTTACACTTTTTCTTTCTCTTTCTTCGAGATTTCTTCTTTTCTCAATTTGCTTTTGTAGGCGTTCTTGTTTCCTTTCTTCTTGCCTTTTTTTACGCTCTTGTTCTCTTTGTTCTTCTTCACTTAACATTTATATACCCCCTATAGAAAAAGGGCTTAAATGCCCTTTAAAAGTGTTTTAATGCCTATTTAATTAATTCTTTTCTCTGTTTCTCTGTAATCCAACCGATAGAAGCAAAGATTTCTAAGTCGCTCTTTGTAAATAAGCCTAATTCATAATACGATTTAATTAATTCATAACTCATACTACTTCACCCCATTCAATTGAGCTTTTAACTGTGCAATTTGTAACATTAATTGTGCATTAATCTTCTCTTGCTCAGTAGGTTCTGCTTTTGGTTCTTCAATTGTTGGTTTATCTGCTTCTGCAACTTCAATCACTTTACCTTCTACATATTTGTAGTTATATCTTCCATGTTCGTCAACCAATCCTTTTTCTAGATATTGACTTTGTGCGTGTGCGTATTTATCACCTTGCCCTTTGTCAATTTCTGTCATAGTTGACATTTCTTCTTCTGATAAAAAGATTTCTGAATTAATAGATGTGATGTATCCATCTGATAAGGATACGTATACTTTATATTCGTCCATAGCTTACCTCCTAATAAATTTCTGCGTCTAACTCAACGATTCCACCTGTATTACAGTTTCCAACTTTGCTTGTTGTTGCGGTAGTAATAACTGTTAATCCACTATCAGTATTCACGCTTGCCGAGTATTTTGATAAACCGCTACTAGAAGATTGTGCAAGCTTCACGGTAGGCTTTGTTCGCATACCCTGAATTACATGTGAAAATGAGTAGTCAAAGTTCGCCGTTCCTGAATAAAATACATGAAAGAAATAAATATGGTTATAAAATTGTTTACATTTAACTAACTCCTTTGCCGAGTTCGGCGCAATAAACGGAGTAGCAATCGAGCCTTGTTCAAGCTTCATCCACTCAAGATTACATGAAGCACCTTTTAAAACATTTATATATATTCTTCTAGTGTTCGTTCCTTTAATTTGATATGTTCCGTTAGCGGTAACATTTAATGCTCCTCCATTACTGCTTTCATCTAAATTCTTAAATTGAATTGTGCCTACAACGGCAGACACCTTAAAGGTTAGTAAAGTTTCTCCTTCTACCGCAGATTTGAGCACCTGTTGTGCATAACCGCCTGTCGAGTTTGTACCGCTTGCGCTTAAAATAACACCATTACTAGTTGTCTTAACATTTAAGAAAGATACTCTTAGTCTGTCTACGGTATATTGTTGTGTTCCTGCATTTTGATAAGCATACTCGCTTTTTCCTCTTTGATTGATTTTAAAATCCGGATTAATCAATAAATTCGGATTGCTGAATTTAGTTCCTAAATAATTAGCTAATTGCGATAATAAACCTTTTTTCAATCCTGCACCATTGTGTACAGGCAATAAGCTATTATCAGTAAAGCTAGGTAATGCGTCTAATTCCGTGACTTGTTTTCCTGCCATTCTCTATTCCTCCTTGACTTTATATTTCCAATCTGTGCCGACTTCTCCACTTGCCACTTCATAAGACCAATCGGCTAGGATTGTATTTCCTTTTTCATCCACTAAATCTTGAGCGCTTGTAGCATTCAAATTCGTGGTAAAGTGGTTATTCATAACCATTTGATTCAATGCGTTATGTGAAGTAGTTACAGACTTTATTTTCGAGACAAGCCACTGAATAGAAGCTTTGTCTTTGAATACGAAAGACATATGCTAACCCCACATTGTGTTTAAATCGTTTGTTGTAATCGCCGTTAATTCTGATTTCTTAACATATGCCGATAAATCAATGTCTGTATTACCAATCTTTTCAAATGTTTTAGTTTCTGATAACCAAATATATTCATCATAAATATCTTGTGTTCCGTGTGAATGTGCTACCAAATAGATAACACCATTTGAACCTGTAGCAGGTAAGCTCGTTACCTTTTCATATCTAATAGATGTAATATTACCTACTGCCGAATTAATCAACGATTGTACTTGTGATTGTGTCTGATACCCTTTAGCCGTGATAATTGACTCAACGCTCGTTGCCGACTGATATCCACTGTCATTCGTTAATTGTGATGTCTTTGTCGGTACTGTAACATCTACGGCTTTTGAGCTTGGCTCAACTTTTGTACCGTTGACTTTAACTGATTCAATCACATTCACTTGAGCACCATTTGCGATACCACTTAACTTTTGTTTTTCTGCGCTTGTGTAGTCATTTGTTGATAAGCCTTTACCAATTTCAACATCAACTTTCCCACCTAACGCCGATTTAATTTTACTGATTAAGAGCGTCAATCCACTCTTATCTAAATATTCAATAGCCATTCTTTTTCCTCCTATAGACTATTCCATAATTCATCTAGTTCGATTGTTGATACAGATGTTACAGAACCTTCTGCCATAGCCCCTACATCTTCCGGAGTGTATACCGGTCTTGTTTCTGCTTTTGCCCATGTCGGAACTGTTGGGTCTATTTCTTCAACTTCACCAATGATTTCGCTACCATTTAATTTCGGCTTGTTCTTTAGCTTGTTGTAATCGGATGTACCTCCTCCATATTGTTCCTTGACTTCTAAATTCAAATCATCACTATTTCCATCTACTTCTATATCAATATGCTCTGAGTCATCCTGAACATCCAACGTAACTTGATTCATTAAAATCATGTAATCACTTCCTTATCAAGGATTCTATGTACTGTAGTTGTAGCTATTGAGCTTGCTATCGCTAATCCATCTTGTGTTATAGCTCTTAATTGTACGTTAACTATCCCTTTCTTGAATTTAAGTGTTTCTTCTTGTGTTAATGTGATTCTAATTTCATCATCTTCAATTTCAATTTGAGACATATCTTTTCTTAAAAGATGTCCATCTTGCTCAAATGTAATGTAAACACTTTTTAATTCACTTAAATCTATATTGTTAACATTTATAACAATTGTCGGTGTTGTTCCTTGTCTCATAATCTCACCTATTCAACTTTATATCGCCAATCTGCTTGCAATATGTTATTTTCTTCATCTATCAGTTCAGAATCTATATCAATTAATAAAGGTGTATAAAAATGGTTATCTAATATCATTTCCATAATATTAGAAATCTGTATTCTTATCGCATTTCCAGCTGTTGAATAAATTGTTCCGTCATATCCTATACGAATATCCGTTATTTCAGTATTGGCATCAGGCAAGTTTCCTGAATCGAATAATTGATCTACTCTAGATTTCAGAACACTTAAATCCTCAAAACGTATGCCATACTTGGAAATCAAATCATTTAATTCTTTAATCCCTGAATCTTTGATATTTGTAATCGTTGTTACACCTGTATCACGTGCTTCTCTTATATCCTCCACTGCTTGATTGCACTTTTCGGATACTAATAAAAGCAGCATTGCAATCTCATCTCGTTCATTTTGATCTAATGAAGCAGATTTTGAATATATACTTTCAGGAGTAACAACTCTTGATAGTGTAGTAGCCCATCTTTTTTGAATAATTCCATCGTCATCTACAATAACCGCACTAACCACAAAATAAAGATCTCCTTTATTTTTTAATGCGTTATTAGGTACAATCCAGGCAAATTCACATGTATCATAGTAAGTGACTTTATCTGTGGTTATACTTGACCCGATAATGTTTTTTGAATCTCGATAATTAACTCGTATTAAAGCATCTTCCATTTTAAATATTTCTGAAACTGTATTGATAACCCTAAACCGAATATATTTAGAATCTTTATCGTATTGAACACCAAATACGTTTTCAGGATCAGGAATATAAATCTCACGAGTACGTGCATCAATGACAAGCGTCTCATTATCTACACCTGCATATGTATCTAAGTCAAAACTTAAAGTTGCATTTAATTTAGCCATTTCTACCCTCCTCTTACTATCAATGTACCAGATAACGGTGTATCATGAATACCATTTGCCATTACTCGAATAGCCCAAGAATAAGTTCCAACTTCTAAATCATCTGTAGGACACCTGATTTTTAAATCATCTTTAATTTCAACACATTTAACCATTTTAAAATTTTTCATAATAACAAATAAACATTGATCTTTTTCTCCAGGTATAAATGTGTTTCCACTTTTGAAATTAAAAGATATTTCAGAAATGATAGTATCACCTTGACGAATAAAGATATGATCTCTTTTTATCTCCATGTATGCTCCTCCCTTCTACTTATATAGAATTGCCTTTTTCCATTCCAATCCATCAAAAACAAATAATCTGCATAACTGATAATTACTTCTGTTCTGTGTAACTGCTAATGAATAGCCACGTTTCCATCTTGTTCCACCAAACCGCCACACTTCCATATGTGTAAACGTTGTATTGAATTTAACGTTCACCCATGAAGATGTTCTGTTTAATGAATCTGTAACAAGTACTCGAATCGTTCTTTCTGTATTTTTTGGAACAGAAGATAGCTTAAATTTTCTAGAATTCACTGTGTTTTGACTTGAGCCATCTTTGTATGTTACTGATTTAACATGTACATCATCCGATGTATGTACAGTGAATTTCACATCATCTGTATTTCCACTACCTTTGATAATTTCAAAATCTACATAAGTTACATATACAGAAGCGTAGTTTTCCAATGTAGTGGCATTTAATACCACTTGTGACAATCTATTTCCGCTACAGTCTGCCATATAAGCTTCTACATGAAATTCATATTGTGTTTTCTGAGTAAGACCAGTAAAAGAATAATTTCCATTTAAATTATTACTTACAAATTGTTCATCCTTATTAGAACATAAACGTAATGTATATAAGTTATATGGATTCGTTTTTAACTTTCCAAAAATTGAAATATCATTGTTTCCAACACCTGATATCCATGCATCATATGATGGTAAATCAATTAATGGTGTAGTTAATTTTGCTTTTCCTGATAAATTAGGCCATCCTTGACAACTTGCATCCCATGTAAAAGAACGTTGTCTATTGCAATACATAAGCTCATTGATTTGTCCTAGATAATACCATCCTGAATCCTGGATATAATTTAAATCCCATCTTGAAATTGTTTTAGAAAGTCCTCCAAGAGTAACAACATTGTTTGCTTGAATTTTGAAGTTTCCGGTATATTTAAACCTTACATCCGCTTTAAATCTTAAATTAGGATATGACCCTTCATACCTCTCGTTGTAAGATTCAAACGTAAGTACTAAATACTGATTAAATGGTAATGTTGCTAAAACAGTCATACACTACGCCTCATATTTAATATAGATATCTCCTGCTTTATCACTAGCCTTTACAGTAGGATTTGTAGTTCCACTACGTACATTTACAGTAAGCTTTAATCGATTATCCAATTGTTTTTGATATCCTTCCAATGTTTTAATAGTTGTTTGTGCCTTTGCAATCGCATCTAACAGATTTTTAAAATCTTCCGTTGAATCAATACCACTATCTAACGCAAAGTTCTTTACAACTTTAATTTTAAATGTAAATGAAGTTACAAATGTATTATCTGAACTCAATACTATTTCAGCACTTACAATACCTGCTTCCGCTAGAATATTCGCAAACGTTTCTGTGTCAGAAAATGTAATTTCATATGCATTCGAGTTTTCAAATCGTGATACACTAGTCGCATCCACACTTATATTTAATCCACTTGGTTTTTCAATCCACAACGTAGCTGTTAATGATGAATCAGTTTTTGACTGTTCATCTACAATCACATCATCACTCACAAATACAATAAGTCCTCGTCCTGTATCTCCCTGAAGCATTTCCAACATCAAATCAGAATTTTCTTTTGTAAGACTTACAGTTAAATGACTATATACAATTGCCATGTTATACCTCACTTTCTAATACAAGATCTAAATCTTCAGGAAGTTCTTTAACCAAGTTATAGGTCAGTTTGTTTAAATAGAATTTTTCCCTTTTACCAAACTCAGTTTCTACATAAATTGAATCATTTATTTTTAACGCCTGTGCATTCGGCACATTATATGAAAATAATTCTTCAAATTTAATAGACGTTTCTGTTTTTGGCTCTTGCAGTTCTTTCTTCAAAGATTTTTTAGCTTGTATTCTAAGATAGTTTCTTAGGTTCGCTTCATTTGTAAATACGCCCAGTGTTGTTTTCTTTGCTTGTGAATCATCCGCAATCAATTTGATATCGGAATATTCTTTCACATCAATTCTATGGATCTCATCTATATTCCAATTGCTAGCTTTAACGATTTCGTTATTTGGTAGAAGTCGCCCATTGTATGCTTTCGGTATAATTCCTGTAACTACATTTTCCATTGACTTCTTTTTTGTGTATTCAGACATTTCTTTATTACTTATAAAGAAATCATTTGGTTTCAAATTGGAAGCATAGTAATCTGGATTTCCAAAATAACAGTCATAATTGTTGAACATCGCAACATATCTGTTGTTTTCACATTCAGGCCATCTGTTCATCATGGAATTTTCTTCTGTGCCAAACAAACATTGGATCAGATTATATCGAACCCAATATGCCGTTTGTGTGGAATCCACATCTTCAACCATCCATTTACACGCATTTCCAACTTCGGCAGTACCTCTATCAGCAACAATAACTTTATTTCCATTGCCAATACTCGTTGAACTAGGATAGATGCCATAATATATGTTTCCATATGGTGCAATCTCGTAACTAGAACCATTGTTAATGAACCACCATTTCTCAGAATTATCTGATGGACTTTCAGATAGGCTGCCTAACACAACCTTTCCTGAGTCCAATTTAAGCCATCTACATGAACATAAAGATAAAATTCCATATATATCTCCATATTTGTCTGACCCTACTTTTTTCAACATGAAAGTCTGTGCGGACGTTCTGTTTCTTTGATACGTCTGTAACTGTAAAGATGCATCTTCACTTGCGTTTGGAACATCCAAACAATACCCACTATTCTGAACATTTCGGAAATAAACGATTTTTTCATTCTCTGCATTAACGTTGGCATAGTTTGCATATTTTCCATGTCCATAAATTTTATAAGGATAATTGGGCCGTGAATTTGTGATAATATCATTTGCGGTATTTATCGCATCTTGCCACGTACCACTCATAGTACGATCATCAAACACAAACACTTCTTTTTGAGAATCAAAGAACACATGTGTTGCATAGCATGTATATGTATCTTTCTGTTTGTTGTATTTTGGATACGCAATTCTATATAACTGAGGTTCTTCAAAATTGATATCCACTTTAAACACGGATTCATCACTGATTTCCATACCCATCAAATCACTTTTTGGGAATTCTATTTCTACGCACCAAATAGAATTTCTTTCAAACACTGCTTTTGCACTAACACAATGTTTTAAAATTACATCTCCATTACGTTCTTTCATTTGTGCATATGTTGTTTTTTTTCTAGAAAAGAATAAATGAATCATCTTTATTTCTCCCTATAATTACGTATAATTTCTGCACGAATAGCACCAATATCTGTTGCGATCAATACATTATTTGAACCATAATTAAACTTAAGTCCGTCAAATGATCCACTTGTTTTCAATGTGTCATATTTATACGTTCCATTTTTATAGTATGTTTTCATATAAGAATTCTCTGTATTGATTTCAACATACGAAATATCCGATGTACCGTTAAAAGGATTTGTGATTGTAAAATTATTTCCGTTACAATTAATCGTAATGTTTTTTGCGTTCATGGAAGTGTTATATAGACGATAGATTGGATATGCTGTTTCATAATAATTCGCAAGTTCTACCTTTTTTCCACTTACAATATCGTATGGCCTTGAATACTTATTTACGTATCTGTAAGGTTCACAAATAAACGTGATTGTAAATTCACTTCCTCGCCCAAAATCTCTAGAATCCATATCGAACGTTATATTTTTTACCTTCCAATAATGTTCTCTATCATCACTAGTTAACTCCAATATTCCTTTGTTTCCATTAAAATATTGTTGGATCTTATAGATACGATCTAGATATTCTTTCTTGCTATTTAAAACAAAGTTGCATTTGATAGGAATTTTGCGATCTTGATATACACCTGTATGACGATACGATGTAGTACCGTCACCAAGTGTAGATGTTTCTACAATTTCCTCTGCCATAGGAATAACAGGACGCTCACTTACCTTTAATAAATACATAATATTTTGCGTATAACGCAGTTTATTTTCAGGTGTAAATCTAAAATGATACATTCTATGAACCTCCATTTCCCCATGATTTCAACATATCTCGAATTGATATAATTTCTTGTACAGTATCTGTAACAACATTTCCATCCAATTGCATAGGTTGTAGATTGATTGTGATATTGCTATCCAATATTGCATTTAAAGCACTCGTTAAATTGTCCATTCTTTTGTAAATACCATCCAAGTTTAAATTGTATGCCGTAGAATTAGAGCGCGATACTGTACCACCCATAATAGATGTAGTAGCATCACTAGCCGCTGCATATGCGCTTGTATCAGCCAACGCTGCAATAGAATCAGCACTCATAGGTGCAACATCAGAATCAACAACAGGTCGAGATAAATTATCTAAAGAATGTTTTTCAGTTTTG